TCTCTCTAAATATAGCATTTGTATATGCACGTTGTTCATGATTATAAAAAATTCGATCGTCAAAATCGATGATTTTTTGTAAAAATCTACCAATTGTGGGATGATAAAATGATTTATCACCAAATTTACTTGCAGACATACCAGTTACATCACATAAAGTCTTAATACAATCATTAAGTTCATTTAAAGATAATTTAGTACGAGCTATATTATCATCAGATTGATATATTGCAATAGTGGTGTTTATATCAAAAGTTAAATCTAATAACCAATGTATTAATGATCCAATAAATTGAGTGACACCAATTCCAGAAGGTAAAGAAGCAATTAGAAAAGCTTGATCAGGTGCAACTATCATATATGAATGTATAATAATATCTAATTCAAATTGAAATAACTTGCTAATAGTATTATCAAATTTTCTAAACCATGTTAATAAAATACGAAATATATGTAATGGTATACTAGTATCATAAGCTTCAAAATCTTTACTAATTATGTTCCCTTCATATTTACTTAATTCTTCCATTTGTTTATCAGGTCCACCATACTTACGAGGTAAATTAAAAGGTAAATTTTGAAAACTAAAATCTAAAAAGGTAGATAAAATTGATGATCCTATCTTCTCATTAGTAGCAGCCATACATACAACTCTAATTTTATCTTTACGTTCAGTCCTATGTCCTTCTTCAAATGATAACTTAGGCCAGTTTATTTCCCTACCAGAAATATAATCATTATAAATATCCAAAAATTGACTTGCATATCTAGTCATTAAAGATTTATCTTGTTTTATATTATCAGGATAACCACTATTAGAATTAGTCTTAATATGACTTAACCACTTACCAGTTTGCAAAAACTCTTTAATATCAAAAGTAAACGAAGGATTATTAATCCAAGGTTCCATATATTTATCTAAAAAACCTAACATTTTTGTCACAACAACATCAGGTAAAACAATATTTCTATTATGACCATATTCATTTAACTTATTAAAATAAGCTTTAGCAATATAAATAGAACGAAATGAAATATTATCAGGTTTAGCATACATTTTAGCAATAAAATCATCATACCGGCGTAAATCCACTAATTTATAAAATCTTTCACGTGCTAACCCTTCACATACATCTTTATTCACTAAAGTTCTATTCTGATTATTTTCTTTTACAACACTAATACCGCCTTGACCACGTAACCAATTAAAACCAAATTGAGTAACTAATAACTGTAAATTATCATGATGATGTCTATTAATTATTAATCTACCAAAATTATTTAAACGTAAATTACAACGAACAATTCGATCTTTATCTAAAAGATAATTATATGTAGTACGTGGGAGTACAGTCTTCTGAGTTGCTGTAATACTCATAACATATCACCCTTTATTTCTTTTCCCCTATAACTTGGGGTATGTCTTTTACCTCACCAACAGAACGACCAGTATGATGAGCTTCTGGTATTCTTTCCTTGATAAAAGCTAAAACAGAGTCTTGCTCTTCTTTAGTCATATCAGG